AGCCATCAACAATCAGATCGCCGCTAATAAAGTTGCTGTTAGATGTCCAATCAGTGCTGGATAGGTTGTAGCTCCAAGCATAGGTTTTGTTAGGCGTGACAGTGGTGTCAGTACCTATAACAATATCACCTTCTTTCGGCCCTCTACCTGCTGCGGTAGTAAACTGGCTTGCAGTAGGCTCAACAGTGCTGTCAGTGTCTATCTGGTAGATGCTAGGCAGCTTTGGTGTAGTGTCTGTTATTGTCGCTACGTTACCAGTCAAAGGGATCGATTTAACGCCAAGACCGTTATAAGCGTAAACAGTCACGACATAATTGCTGGCAGGCTCAACTGGGCCGATAGTAAAGGCTGTTGTTTTTGTGCTTGAATTAACTGCTGTACTGCCAGTTGTAGAGTTGTACCACTGAACCAAATAGTAATCGGTAAACGAATCAGAGGCAGCAGTCCAGCTTACATTAATAGTCGGCGTTACCGTTCCATCAGCGTTGACAGTTGAAGATGCAGATAAACCCAAAGGCCCGACAGGTGGCTGTGCAGTCTTGCCGTCATAAAGGTCAAGCTCACCACCAGCCAAATAATCTTCTTCATCTGATGAAGTCCAATCATAGATTGCCGCTGCGGTTTCAATAGCCTGAACATTAACAACAATCTCGCCGGATGACGAAAGGGACAAGTCGTAGCCTATCACCTGAAAGACCTTCTGACTCCAACCCATTTTGGCATTGGTAATCATTACAGTATCACCAGCTCTAAACTTTAACGCCGTCAGGTTACAAGGCACTGTAATAGTGGTTTGCTGTCGGGATTGCAGCAACGCGAGCTTGGCTATTCTTTGCGCTCTGATGTTGTTAGTAGTAAACGGCAAAGCCATATCTAAATAGATAGGTTCGCCGTCTGCTGTGCTAAATGTAGAGCTTGACTGGGCTGGGTAATCGGCTACGTTATAGTCGTCTTCTTCACTTCTAAATACGCCTTTAACGCCGTTGTATAGCCCTCTTCTAGATTGCTTGGTCTGTACTTCAATACCGCCAACCATTACAGACTCATCAATCGTCACAGAAGGGGCAACGTATGCGCCGCCTGATATAAAATACTCACCACTAGAATAGACTAGCTTGCCAGCCATGCTAGAAAGCATAGCCTCAATGTTTTCTTTCTTGGAATTAACAGTATCTATCAAGCCGTCTAAAGTATATCTAGCCTGATTGCCGCCAGCCTCTAAAGGTACGTCCTGATCGCATAGCGATATAGCCGTTGCCAGAGCCGCTGAATTGATGTCTGAGGCTGATTCTGCAAGGCCGTACTTTGTGTCACGTAAGTAGTCGTAAACGCACAAGGCTGGATTCTGAGTCCATTCAGTGACGCTTGTAACTGGGTTAAATACCTTCTTGCCGCGAATCGTTGCAGATATGTTAGGCAGACCGTTAGCAAAAAACTCTGCGTCATACTTTAGGCGAATGTATATGTAAGCCGTGTCTAAAAGTTTGTGGTCAGTAGTCCATTTTGATGATCGAGATACAAGATCTGTATCTGCTGCGGTTTGATCTCCTAGATGCACATTCACATCAAGGTATGGTTGCCAAGAAACAGTTCTGACACCATTGTTCCATATTCTTTCTTGATTAGCGTAAATCTCTTCAATGGCATCTACTTCATGGCCAGCAAAAGCAATGACCATGTGGATGTATTCGTTGTCCTCGTCACCGTCTGTAGTATCTATAAATACAATGGAGCCGCCAACCTTAGTGCGCCCGTAGATCATCTTTCTAGTAGCGTCAGGCTCTCGCACCGAAAACTCTAGCCCCGCCATCTGCTGACCTAAACTAGGCTTAGGGATTAAAGCCCTAGAAACCATTGACAACCCAGCGCCCAACGCAAAAGCCGCAGCAAATCCACCTAAAGTTGTTGCGCTTAACCCAAATATAGTTAATCCTGCTGCCGCACTACCTACTGCTGACGCTATACCTGCTACTGCTGCAAAAGCCATTTTATTTCCTTAATAGTTTTGAGTAGATACGCTCAATCAATTCAAAGCCCATACCCAATAAAAGATCATCAAAAGGTATATGCACCTTAGTGTTGATTGTCACTACAGAAACTTCAGATTCTTTACAGTAATCTTCGGCAGCCTTAATAAGATTATAACCCGCGTAGGTTTTACGGTATTCAGGTAAAACAAAAACAACATCATTAGACGCAAACTTGTGGTCTTTGTAATGTATGCTTTGACTTACCAAAAGAACGCAATAACCTATTAGCTTGCCTGCATCCCTAGCAGTAAAAGCTATTAGCATTCCAGCAGCATCAAGCCTAGCGTATTCTTTCCAGTCTGGGTTCAGCTTTATCTGCCCTTGGTGCAGCGCCACCTCTTCCCAGTGCTTCTCTAGCAGGGGCTTTATATCTTCCTTAAAGCTGGCCAAGCACTCTCTTTGATAGATCATTTATTATGTACCACAAAGTTATCAACAACAAAAGTATCATCGCCATCAACGTCAAGATTAAATACCGGAACTAAGGTTTTTCGTTTGCGTAAAGTTTCTACTTCTTCTATATAAAATTTTCGGAAATTGTCATACTTTCGGACAGCATCCCCAAAGCTCAACTTCCCAGCAATTATTAAATCAGGGTGAATTTCCCTAGTCTTTTCAGGGTTTAAAGATTTCCAGCCTTTAGTGGTTAGCACTGGGTGAGAATCAGTCATCTCCAATGAGCCATTAACCGTATACAGCACCCTGTCTTCCATTGGATGATGGTAAAGCTTCACGACTTCGTTAGCTTCTCCGCGCTGGTTTATAAGTAAATCACCAATTACAACAGATTCAATATTCTTTTCAGTAAAATCTGCCATCAAAACTTTAGATCCTGCTACAAAACATCCGTTTCCAAAAGAAACGTTAAAACCGCCACCGCCACCGCCACCATAGTTTGCGGTAGAATTGGGGGTTGGCCTGCCCCAGATTATTTCTTGCTGGGCAATCTTAGAAACAAACTCAAACCCTTTGTCTGTCGGATGGTCAATCTTCTGGTCTTCTGCCGTAAACCGGCGAACAGATGAGCGATCAAATGCAATCAGTTTATTCTCAGCAGCGATAGTGATTGTTGAAGTCTCGCCTGAATCTGAAATGCTCATCACATCCATAAACCCGCTAAACAAAACAACAGGGCTAGAAATTATGTCTGCGCTGTCGTCAAACGCGCCAAGCAATAAGGTTATCTTGCGGCCCTGATACGGCTCGTCTCTTGCAAGGCTTACTAATGACTGCTTGATGCCTGACACGGTAAAAGTAACACCGTTAGCGGTAAGTTCTTCTGATTCTTTTACAGAGCTGATAGCCATTAGGTCGCCAGTTCCAACGTAAGTATCACCGCTGTAAACAAGATTTCCTAACCCAGACCACAAGAAAAGGTCGCCTGAATCAAACTCCATCTGAACCAGATAGATAGGCCGGACTAACTCAGCAGACGCTACCGCCTGCATCTCTGTGCTTAATGTTCTGCTCATTATAAAGCCTCGACAAACGCAAAGGTAAACCCATAGATTGAGGCGGTATCAACAGACCAGCCAATATCATTGGATGATAATCGCCAGAGGCTCTTTGGCAAAATAAAGTCTAATGCCGTGGTCGTAGTAACAGCAGCTCTCAATGGCGGTTGAAATGATAACACGTTAGCGCCAGATGATTTATTAGCAGTAGCCATATAAAGATAATCGCCTAGCTGAAAGTAATCACCGGCTGCAACTCCTCCAGAACCTGCTGTAGTCGTAAACGATTCTGCGCGGATAGGTGCGCTGGCTACAGATGAAGCCGAGGGGCTACTGTGCAGCGGACTGCCAAAGGTAAACGTACCAGACCGGCCTTTTAAGCCAACAATGAAAGCCTGCACTGCCTTTGCTTCTGCATGGTTTAACGGCGGCAAAGTGACTTCACATTCCCACCTAGCGCCCTGATGCTCATATGCTTGCTGGTCAAAGCTAAACGGTGATTCAGATACCGCAACACTGCGCTTTAGCCGCATATTGAGATTGGAGATTCCTACACTTGGAAAAGATAAAGGCACTTATT